ATGGATGGGATTAGCCCGTAGCCATCTGGTATAATCCAAAACATAGGCCCCCCTTTGACAAAAGGGATGCTAAACCGTTATATTATAAAGGTTTTACTTCTTTTTTGTGCGTGCTTTTTTCTTGTTGGCTTTTCTTTGCTCACTGAGAGCAATGGCAATAGCCTGTTTTTGAGACTTCACTACAGGTCCACCCTTACCGCTATGGAGTGTTCCAGTCTTCCACTCGTGCATAACCTTTGCTGTCTTTGATTTCTTGGTTGCCATTAGCAGTCCCACTTTCTCAATGCCAACGCCTTACGGGTTGGTCTTCCCTTGGAGTCTTTCATTGGTCCCGGCATGCCTCCCATTCGTGCACAGAAGGATTTGCGTCGTGCTGCTGACTTGGGTGATTTGGCTGCCTGTTTGGCTGATACGGGTGGTTTCAGGGTGCCACCTGTTTGTGCTTTGTATGAGGCACGTCCTTTGGCGTTGAGACCGCCTTTAGGGTTCTTGCCTTCCTTGCGTTGCCATGCTGCGGTTTTAGCCATGGCTAGACCTTTTTGCGGTGAGCCGAGTTTTTCATCTTTTTGCCGTTGGGCATAATGTGGTAGCCTTTACCTGCTTCTGCTTTTTCGTGCTTGCGCTTTGCTGCAGCACTCTTGTACTCACCTTTTTCTGAGTGTTTCTTTTTCATTGCCATGTGTTTACTCCTTGAACTGTGCTTGCATCCACCTCGCTTTTAGCGAGTGGATAGTCTTTGCCCTTCCCCCCCTATAGTCCCCCCCACCCGTTACATGTCTTACAGTGGTCGAAAGACTACTGTCAGTGGCGTAACAAAGTGCACTAATATCGATGAAACAAAACGAAGAACTCACACTCACAGCGCAACAACAAGAGTACCTTGACTGGTTGTGCACAGCCCCCAGCGAGCGTGTACCACCAAGCAAGCACAAAATGGCATTACACCTTGGAGTGAACGAGACAACCATCCGCCGATGGGAGAAAAAGGAAATCTTCCGCAACCAATGGAAGGAACAGGTTGACGAAGTTCAGGGGTCGCCTGAGCGCACTCAGCGACTCCTTGACACGTTGTATGCAAAGGCTCTTGATGGTGATACTAAATCGGCGCATTTGTATCTACAAGCAACTAATCGTATGGCTCCGCCTACTGTAACGGTTCAGTCTAATAAGAAAGCATCTGAACTTTCTGACGAAGAACTTGATTCGTTGATTGCTGCTGTTGCTGAGCGTGAAAAATCTAGTCGGAATCATTTGAAGGCTGTATGAACATGGTTGAATGCCCTGAGTGTGGAGAGGAGTACCCCCCTGTTGCTACTCATTGGATTTGCCCTGCTTGTGGTATTGATGATAATTCTCAGCCTAAGATGGCTGTTTTCCCATTGAAAGAGGACTAATGGCTGTACCTGCTAAACAAAACTTTTCTATAACCCGTGGCGATACAGAAACTGTGGTTGTAAATATTACATCCAATGGTTCTGCACCTATCGATATTACTGGTCGCACGTATCGTGCTCAGTTGCGTAGTGGTAAGGAATCTGCGGTTATTAGCGCATCATTTAGTTGTTCAATCACAAATGCGGCTCAAGGTCAGGTTACTTGTGTTCTGTCTGCTGTTTCTACTGCTGGTCTTACACCCGGAACTTATTATTGGGACTTTGAAGAGAATAACGCTGGTGTGATTACAACCATTATTGCTGGGACGGTTACTGTTCTTGCAGACGTGACTAGGTAAATGGCAACAAACTATTTCACCGTTTCGGTAAGTTCTGTTTCCGGCATAGTAAGTGCCGCTAATGAGCATATTTTTACAGTTATTCGTGGGGATACTGTCAACCTTGTTGACACATCCGCAATTATTACGGTTGTTGGTACGGGTACGGTTGGTCCAACTGGGGCTACGGGACCAACGGGTCCTCAGGGGCCAACTGGTTTAACTGGCGCTGTTGGACCTCAAGGTCCTATTGGTTTGACTGGTCCAACTGGACCACAAGGTATCCAAGGCATTCAGGGTGAAAGAGGTTTTACTGGAGATGTTGGCCCAGTAGGAGCAACGGGTCCAGTGGGACCAATTGGCTTAACTGGAGCCACTGGAACTGCAGCCACACTTAACGTTGGTACAACCACAACTGGTTCTGCTGGCTCTAGTGCATCAGTATCTAATAGCGGAACATCTAGTGCGGCAGTATTTGATTTTATTATCCCTAGAGGTGATACTGGTGCCACTGGGCCTACTGGTGCTACTGGACCTCAGGGTATACAGGGTATTCAAGGAAACGTTGGTCCACAAGGACCAACAGGGGCAACAGGTGCTACTGGACCTACTGGTCCTCAAGGACCGCAAGGTATTCAGGGTGTTGCTGGTGATACATACCAAACAACTAGCACTACGACGCTAACAATTGTTTCTACTGGAACAATTACATTGACTGTTGGAACTGGATTGTCATATTCGACAAACCAAACAATTCTGGTGTCATACAACATTAGCAACCACATGCATGCTGAAATTGACACATACAATTCAGCAACTGGTGTTATTGTTGCTCAAGTAACTGATTCTGATGGTTCTGGAACATATTCTCTGTGGGAAGTCAATCTCTCTGGTGCTGTGGGCGCACAAGGACCGCAAGGTCCAACTGGTTTGACAGGTGCTATTGGTCCAACTGGAGCGACAGGTGCAACTGGTCCTCAAGGACCGCAGGGTCCGCAAGGTATTCAAGGTGATACTGGTCCTACGGGAGCAACTGGTGCAACAGGTCCTGCTGGACCGGGTGTTGCAACTGGTGGTACGGCAGGTCAAATTTTATCCAAAGTTGACGGAACGAATTACAACACAATTTGGACAGATGCACCAGCAACTAACCCAATTACAAACGCAGGTTTTGCTGCGATTATTACAATGGACATAGGAGTATAAATGGCTATCGGTGACAGAAACGAATCACGTTTGGGCGGACCAATTCAACTTGGTACGACCACAACAACTATTGCTACTGCTGCAACTGGGTATGCGGAGATTATTAAGCAGGTTGTTATTTGTAACACGGACACAGTTGACCGTACGGTGACGTTAGCAATTGGTTCTGCTGCGACTGCAGCGAACCGTTTGTTCTCGAACCTACCAATTGGCGCTAACGACGTGATGATTTGGGATACTGCAATTGTGCTTGCCGCTGGTGAAACCTTGCAGGGGTTGTCTGATACGGCTTCTAAGGTAACGGTTACGGTAGTAGGTTGGGAGAAGCAAACAGCCTAATGGGAATTGACTCTGGTTACGGTATTGGCTCAGTAAAGCCAGGAGTATGCACTAGCACTACACGCCCTGGTTCACCTTATGTTGGTCAGATTATTTATGAGACTGACACGACTTTGGCAAAGGTATGGAATGGTTCTGCTTGGGTGGACACACCGCCAGGTAAAGCAAACGTAGCGTCACCAACATTCACTGGAACGGTAACGCTTCCAACCACTGTTGCTTCTGGCGTGTTGACTGCTACCGCACAGCCATCATTTCTTGCCACTAGAAATGGCAACTTGACTGGGTATACGGGCGGAAACTCTGTTGTTTTTAACGCAACTACATACAACGTTGGTTCGCATTACAACACTTCTACTGGTTTGTTTACTGCCCCAGTATCTGGAAACTACATTTTTTCTGCAAGCATTTACCAAAACGCTTTTATCGCACAGTTGTGGTTTATTATAAATGGTGTACGGGAAAGAACATTTGTTCACGACCACACGAACATCGCTACAATTATGGCTGGAAGCAGCGTTGTTTATTTGTCTACTGGAAATACTGTTGGTATATGTTCTTGGTCTGATGGTCAAACTAGAACTATTTTTCAACAGTATGAACATACATTTTTTAGAGGGGCGTTGATTTCATGACGATTTCTGCTACGACACAAGGCATCAAACCTGGAGTATGCACCTCGACTAACCGCCCTGCTGCCCCGTTTGATGGTCAGGTTATTTATATGACTGATGTTGACCAGACTGCGGTGTGGGATGGTTCACAGTGGACTGTGCTGGCTCCTATCGCTGGTGGCAGGAACGCCATTATCAATGGTGCGATGAATGTGTGGCAGCGTGGCACAAGTACATCACTCGCTTTGGGTGGTGGTGGCTATGTAGGTCCTGACCGCTGGTGGTATTACAACAACGGTTTTACTTCAACAATTAGCCGTCAATCTTGTGGTTCCACTTTGCCACAGTTCCAGTATTGCGCTCGGATTCAACGCACTTCAGGTCAAACTGGAACCGCAGCGATGATTTTATTTTCACCGCAGGAAACAATTAACTCATTACGGTTTGCTGGTAAAAATGCCACGGTTTCTTTTTATGCTCGTGCAAGTTCTGGAGCATCAAGAGCAAACACAATGGATATGTCAATTGTTACTGGTACTGGTACTGACCAGAGCAATTTTGGTGGTGGTGCTTACACTGGTTCTTCGCAAATTGCATACATAAATCCAACATTGACTACTTCTTGGCAAAGGTTTAGTGTTACTGGTGCTGTTGCTTCAACTGCTACAGAGATTGGTTTACAACTAGGTTTTATCCCTACTGGTACTGCTGGTGCTTCAGACTACTTTGAAATTACTGGTATCCAACTTGAAGAAGGTGCTGTTGCTACACCATTTGAGTTTGAAGACTACGGAACCACACTTGCAAAATGTCAGCGGTATTTTTGCTCAATTCCAGTTGCATCAGTTGATTCTTATGCTCTTGCTGGTGCGCCTGCAGTTTCCCGTGTTTTTTATCCAGTGCAAATGAGAGCATTACCAACTCTGACTACTGGGACACTAATTGCACAAGGAAATAATACTGGTGCTTTTACTTTTGACGCAGCAACTAGTTCTGTATTGAGTGGCACACTTGTTATAACTGCATCCGCATCCGCCCGTGCTTACTATTATGCAGCACTTACTGCGAGTATAGAACTATGATGTATCAACTAGCGCAAACGCTTAATGGTCAAATGATTGTCCGTGTTGCAGATAACGCATGGATACCTGCCGACCCTGCCAACTCTGATTACCAGCAATACCTAGCGTGGGTTGCTGAAGGTAACACCGCCGAAGAATGGAGTCCTGATGCCACTATCTAGTGTTGTTGGCGCACAGTCGATTGTTAAGCCGGGTGTTTGCACATCTACGACTCGCCCTGCGGGTCCGTACGTTGGTCAATGTATTTACGAAACTGACACGTTGCTTGCAAAAGTTTGGAATGGTTCAACATGGGCCGATTATCCAGAAGGAAAACTTACAGCAACTACTGCTGTTACATCCAACCGTAACAAAATTATTAACGGTGCGCTAGATGTATGGCAACGAGGAACATCATTTATAACTGATAATGCTGCAACAGTTATTTACACAGCAGACAGATGGGCTGCAAGAGCATTGTACCCAGGATTTGGTGCTACCCAAACAATTACAAGAGAAAGTACCCATGTCCCAACTAATTTTGTTTACTCGTTGAAATCCGTTCTTTCTACTGCGGTTCCACAAAACAATGGTCGTATGCAGTTTTTCTACACGATGGAAAACATTGATTCTTTGAAGCATGCGGGCAAAACTATTACTATTTCATTTCAGGCAAAAGGAATTGGTAATACAAATATCATTTATGCTGAGTCTAAATATAATACTTCTGGAGGTAGAAGTTGTGATGGAACAACAATAGCCTCCCAGGGTTTTACTATAAACACATCATCTTTTACTACTTGTACATACACATTTACGGTTCCTAACGCTGCAACGTTAACATCGTCTGGGACTATTGGTGTTCTTTTTACATGGAGCAGAACCACCGGAACAGAACAAGTAGGTGACGGTGTTTATTTTGGGGCAGTACAAATGGAGGTGGGTTCTACCGCTACACCATTTGAGTTTGAAGACTACGGTGTGACACTTGCTAAATGCAAGCGTTATTACTGGCGTAATGCAATATATGCTGGTGGCGGTGTAGGTGGAGGTGGAACTATTCCAATCGTTTCTATACAATTCCCAGTAACAATGAGAGCCGTACCAACTTTTGGTTATATTAGTAATGGTCCAACAATGAACGGTTTGGCAGACGAAACTATTACTGGTTTGTGGGTTGGGTTGCCTTCTAGAGACACAACTGCGGATGGAACAGAGTTGTTGTTTACAAAAACTGGTGCTGCTTGGACTTCGGGGCAGGGTGTAACAGTTAAGAATGTGGTTATAGAAGCAAGAGCCGAATTATGAGATATAGAAAATGCAAAAACCTTTTTGATGATGGTGATGCACCTGTCGTGTGGAGATTGGATGATATGTCAGCCATTCCATTTGACCCAGCCAACTCTGACTACCAGCAATATCTAATGTGGGTGGAAGAGGGCAACGTAGCCGAAGAATGGCAACCAGAGTAACGAAAGAGGCTTAAGATATGGCTTTAACAATTCCCCACTCCTTTACCAACAACACCATTGCTGAGGCAGCCGAAGTTAACTCGAACTTCAATGCCGTGAAACTCTTTGTGGACGCACTCCAAGACGGTACTGGCATTGACTCTGCTGTTATTACTGAGGCCAAACTGGCAACCAGTTCTGTGTCTGAAGTCAAACTAGCCAGCAACGCTGTAACCAAAGCAAAGGTCGCAGACCGTGCGATTGGTTCAGCCGAACTTGACGGTATCTCTGTTAACGCTGGTACAACCAGCGCATACACACTTGCCATTGGAGATGCAAACCGTGTTGTCACCTTTGGTGCTGCGACCACAGTAACCATTCCACCGTCAATCTTTTCGATTGGGGACCAAGTGAACATTTTGCAAACTGGTGCCGGTCAGGTGAATATTGTTGGTCCAAGCGTGACTTTGCGTTTAGAGTCCAGTCGCAATAAGACAAGAGGTCAATGGGCAATGGCTACGGTTATTTGTATTGCTGCAAACGAATGGGTTGTTCTCGGCAACGTAGTGGCATAACATGCAAATCCTTGCTGGTGTAGGTGGAACTTATAGCGGTGTAGCACCAACTTTTAGTGGTGCAACCGGTACTGCAGGTGGATGGTCTGCGACCATCACAAACTATGACGCTGCTTTTACGTATTCAGCCACAACAACTGCTGGTTCTGTTTCTATTTCAACAAACACAGTTACACAGTCGGGGCTGGGAAACAACGTTTCTTCTACTGTAACTGTTACCACTACCCGTAGTGGTTATGAGGCTGCTTCTGGAACTGTGTCTGGTACTTCGTTTACTCAGTTGGCTACGCCAACATTGAGTGCGGCAACTTCTGCCCTTAACGGTTTTTCATTAACTATTAACAACTATGATGCGGCTAACGGTTATACGGTTACAACCAACTCTGGAAGCGTTTCTAGGTCTGGTTCGACAATTACTGTAACTGGATTGGCTAATGGTGGTTCAGCAACTGTTTCAGTTACTGCTACACGGGCTGGTTTTGTTAACTCTGTTACTGCAACACAGTCTGGTTCTGCGTTGAATCAACTTCCTGCACCAACATTGTCAATTACAGCAACAACATGTAGTGGTTTTACGGTTTCAATCACAAACCATTCAGCAAGCAATACTTACTCTGCTACCGCTAGTGCTGGTTCTGCTTCCCTTTCTGGAAGCACAATTACGGTTACTGGTTTGGCCAAGGGCCAAAGTTCAACAATCACTGTAAACGTAAGTAGGGCTGGGTTTGCGTCTAATAGTGCCGCAATAGCACATAGTGCCTATGTGGCTTGTACTTCGTGCTATAACACTGGAAGTGCAACAGAATTCTGTGGTTGCTTTAGCGGTATACAATGGAACTATGATGTTGTATTCAGGGCTGGAAACCCTGCTGGTTGCTGTCCGGCAGACTGTCCAGCAATAGTTGGTAGTTGCTACTCAACTGGTTCTCCTGGTGTATGTTAGTAATCTGGTATTTTTAATTAAAATAAAAAAGGAAAAATATGTCAAACATTGAACCAACACCACAAATTGACCAAGAATATAAACCAGAATACAAAGTATTTGCTTTTGTAGTAGATGGTGAAGTTGCTTGGATTCACAGGGTAGACACACGTGTCGAACATGCAATTGCAGTTATGTCGTCAAACCCAGTTGTTGTTCCAATCCCTGATGAGTTAGTTTCAGAGATTAACTTTGGTTGGACTTACAATGGAGTTTCTTTTGACCCACCAGTATGAGTCCTTGGGAAGAATACAAGAAGCGTTTAGGCACAACACGACCATGGCATTTGTTAGACAAAGATGTTCCGAGAGTTGAGGTGGGGGTTGCTTCTGCTCGGCTTGAGGTTTGTTTAGGTTGTCCAGAATTTATCAAGGTAACGAAGCAATGTAAACAATGTGGATGTGTAATGCCAGGGAAGGTAAAACTTCTTGAGGCTAAATGTCCACTTAACAAATGGTAGGAGAATCATGCAAAAACTAAAAGACTTCGCTTATAACAACCCGGTACGTGTTGCAGCATTTGTTTCGGCATTTGTTGCATTATTCGCACCATTGTTTTCTGATTCAATTCCGGTTGAGACTGTAGTTGCTTTTGTGCTGTCATCAATTGGTCTTGGTGAATATGCACAACGTGCGGAGAACAAGAAAACTGATGAAGCATTGTTTACGGAGATTCCTGAGTAAATAATGGAATTGGATGACCTTCTCAACGAAAGAGAATGGCGTAAATGTAAAGGTGGAGATGATGCCACAACCGAAGAGTTGGTGGCATCTTTTTCATACTTTTGTTCAAACTATTGGACTATTCGCCATCCTGAGCGTGGTCGTATCAAGTTTGAGTTGCGTGATGCACAGGAAGAAACTGTGTCTGTTTGGATTGACAAAAGATACTCAATTGTTCTAAAAGCACGACAGATTGGTTTTTCCACTCTGGCTGCAGCATTTACTTTTTGGGAAACATTCTTTTGGCCTGACCGTTTTACGGTCATGCTTTCACGCACAGAACGGGAGGCGTCTAAGTTGCTTCAGAAAACTAAGTATGGCTACAAAATGTTGCCTGCTTGGATGCGTGTTCGTGGTCCAGACTTGCTATCTGATAACCAGTTGAAAATGGTGTTTGCTAATGATTCGGCTATTGAGTCGTTGCCATCTGGTAATGACCCTGCTCGTGGTGAATCTGTGTATCGAGTTATCATTGACGAAATGGCGTTCTTGCCCAACGCTGAAGAAGCGTGGGCATCTATTGAGCCTGTTGCTGACGTTGGTGGTCGTGTTGTTTGTCTTTCCACAGCCAATGGTGAGGGAAACATCTTTCACCAACTGTGGGTTGGTTCTCAAAACGGAACCAACCGATTTACGGGTATTTTCTTTCCTTGGTCTGCTGGAGACCGTGATGATGCTTGGTACGAGGCTAAAAAGCGTGACCTTCCTGATTGGCAGTTGGCGCAGGAATATCCAGATGATGCTGAAGAGGCGTTTATTCGTTCTGGTCGTCCTGTGTTTGACCTTGAATCAATCAGAAAGATTGAGCCAATTGAACCTGAGCGTGGATATTTGAAAAAGGGTTATGGCAAAAACATTTATGAGTTTATTGATGATGGTGGTGAGTTGGCTATCTGGGATATGCCAACGGTTGGAGAAACTTATGTTATTGGCGCTGACGTAGCCGAAGGTCTTGGGCATGGTGACTATTCTTCTGCACATGTTATTTCTGCAGACACAGGTTTGATGGTGGCTCATTGGCATGGTCATGTTGACCCAGACATTTTTGGTGAGCAGGTATTGTTGGCTTTGGGCTGTTTCTACAACTATGCCCTAATTGGGGTGGAATCTAACAACCATGGTTTAACGACTCTCAAGGGTTTGCAGAGGGTTAATTATAAAAACCTTTACCGTCAAAGAAAAATGAATCACAGGAATCCTCAGATTAGTGAAACTTTGGGTTGGAGAACTACCGCTGTTTCTAAGCCTTTGGCTGTTGACGAACTGAATGCTGCAATCCGGGATGAGGGAATTTCTTTGTATGACAAGAACACGATGGCGGAGTTGAGAACTTTTGTGCGTGAAGCCAATGGTAAAATGCATGGCTCTCCTCATGATGACCGTGTTATGTCTTTGGCGATAACTAACCAGATGCTGAAGTATGTTTGGCTACCCGAATATCGTCATGACCTTGAACCAAGAAAAATGTCATTGGGGTGGTGGGAAAAGTATATAATCAAGGATGAAGCCCCAAAACGTGCAGCAATTGGTTCATTCAATGTATCTAAGTAACGGAAAGCACCTATATTGATGAGAACGTACCGTTGTTTGACCTGTTTATCTGAATTTGAGGCAGACGAACTCCCTAGAAGGGGTTCGGTCTGCTTTAAGTGCCATGTTAAAACTATTCGGCTTGGTTTCACTTATGGGCAAGAAGATTTCCATGGACCCACTATTGCTGAACGTCAACGTAAGACTGTTGAAGATGCCAGGATTAACGGTGTTACCGCTGAACCTGTGACAAATTGGATGTAATGAGATGGCGTCAATCTGGGTTCCTCTTGCGGCAGCGATTATCACAGGTCCGCTGGTGGTGGTACTGCAGAAGTTACGCAAAGAGAACACAGAGCAGCATGCTGAAGGAAGAATCCTTCTGAGGACTATTGGCAACAAGGTTGACAAAATCGGTAGCAAACTTGACCACCATATCGGATGGCATGAAGGGCAGAAGGAAGATTAATGGCACGCACAAGCAATTCTGAAATCATCACCAAGTACCGAAACAAGATTGAACAATCACGCCGTTGGAGGCGTGAAGAGGCTCTTGATGATTTGTGGAAGCGCATGATTGACATGTACCGTGGCAAGCATTTCACAACTGAAACAGAAGAAGACCGTTTGCTTATTAACATGGCGTTTGCAACTATCAACGTTATTTCACCAAGCGTTTCTGTTAACCATCCTAAGATTACTGTTAATGCTCGAAAGCATACGGATGCTGCTAAAGCAATTGTTACTGAATCTGTAGTTAACTATTGGTGGCGTCATTATGACTGTCAGAAAGAATTTCGTCGTGCTGTAAAAGACATGTTGATTATCGGTCACGGCTGGATTAAGACCGGTTATCGTTTTGTTGAAAAAACAGAACAAGATTATGAGTTCTCTGATGAACTTGCCACAACAGCACCTGAGTCTGCAGCAGAATCTGAAATCATTATTACAGAAGACAGACCATTTGTTGAACGTATTTCACCTTTTGATGTGTTTGTTGATGCTGATGCTACAAGCATGTCTGATGTTAAATGGATTGCTCAACGTGTTCGTAGACCGTTGAAAGAAGTAAAAAAGGATAAGCGTTACAACTCTTCTGCCCGTCAGGAAGCATCACCTTCACACTATTCAAAATGGGGTGCAGATGATTGGAAGGGAACTGTTCGTCCTCGTCGCTCAGAGAGCGAAGATGACGCTTATGTAGAGATTTGGGAATACTACGACATTGACCGTGGAACAATGTCAGTTTTTTGTGATGGTGGAGATAAGTTCTTGGTTAACCCAACCAAGATTCCATTCACATTCGGGCATCCATTTGTAATGTTGCGCAACTATGAAGTACCAGAGTACTTCTACACAATGGGTGAACTTGAAGCGATTGAACCGCTTCAGCAGGAATTGAATCAAACTCGTACTCAAATGATGAACCATCGTAAGCGTTTCTCACGCAAGTGGTTGTACAAGGATTCGGCTTTTGACGCTGATGGTCGTGCAGCACTTGAATCAGATGAAGACAACGTAATGGTCCCTGTTGTGTCTGAAGACGGTTTGAGCAATGTTATTGTTCCAATGCCAGCAGTAATCAGCCCACCAGAGTTCTACAACCAGTCGAATCTTATTTCCGACGATATTAACACTGTGTCTGGTGTTTCGGAGTACATGCGTGGTGGTTTGCCAGAAATTCGTCGTACAGCAACTGAAGCGGCAATCTCCCAAGATGCCGCCAACGCTCGTGCCTCAGATAAGTTGGCAATCATTGAGCGTGCAATTGGTGACTGCGCTCGCCGTCTTGTAATGCTGGCACAGCAATACATGACTGGCGAAGCGGCTGTCCGTGTTGTTGGTCAGGAAGAAAACTATGTTTGGTTGAACTTTGACCGTGACTACATTCAGGGTGAGTTTGACTTTGAGGTTGAGGGTGGTTCAACTGCTCCAGTCAACGAGTCGTTCCGTCGCCAGATGGCGTTGCAGGTTGTTGATGCGATGGCACCGTTTGCTGGTGCCGGAATTATTGATATGCCTAAGTTGGCTAACTATGTTTTGCAATATGGTTTTGGTATCAAGAATGCAGCATCATTTGTTATGCAACCACAGTTGCCAGCACAGCCAATTACCCCTCAGGGCGCTCCTCCGCCACCTGAGCCAATGCCACCGCAGGGAGCACCAATGCCACAGGAAATCCCTGCTGGTTTACCGCCACAGGCGGCAATGGAAGGCATGCCACCTACTGGTGGAATGCCAATGCCTAGCAATATTCCGCCAGAAATATTGGCACAACTTTTGGCAAGCGGTTCACCGCTTCCAAATACACAGTTACCCCCATCATTGGGATAAAGGTAACGATTAAACCATACCTATAGAGCAACCCATGGAGGACTCACAAGTAATGAGCGATATAAACGACAATGAAGTCTTTGCCGACGAAACCCCAGTTGAAGAACAGGGACAACTTCAGGAAGCACAAGACGTAGTTGAAAACCTCACTCAAGAGGAAATTGACCTACTTCCAGTAGACGAATTTGGTGACAAATATGTTGCCGTAACCGTAAACGGTGAAGAGGTGAAAGTCCCATTGAAAGAGGCGCTTTCTGGATACCAGCGTCAAGCGGACTATACCCGCAAGACACAGGAACTCAGTGAGCAAAGGCGACAGTTTCAGTTCGGTGCTGCTTTGCAGGAAGCCCTGCAAAAAGACCCGAAGGCAACTCTTGACCTGCTTTCACAACACTACGGTGTAGGACAGCAACCTTCCGAAGAGGAAGAACTGTACATGGACCCAGTGGAGAAACAGTACAAGAATTTGGAACAACGTGTTCAAGCCTTTGAACATCAAAAGGCAATGGACGAGTTGGATAGGACCATCCAGTCGCTTCAAAGTAGATACGGTTCGGACTTCAACGCTGATGAAGTTGTAGCCAAGGCTCTCGCCATTGGCTCTTCTGATTTGGAGGCTGTCTACAAAACAATTGCTTTTGACCGGGTTTATGAGGATGCATCTGCTGTCCGCTCTCTTCGTGAGAAGAAAGCGCAAGAGCAGACACAAGTCACTCAGGCGAAACGTCAAGCAGCAGTTGTTAGTGGTGGTTCCTCAGCAAGTAGTGCGGATGTGTCTGCAAAACCAATTACATCATTGCGAGACGCTTTTGAAGCCGCAAAACGGCAGATGAGTGTTTAGCGTTCTAACTAAGGAGAAATCAAATGGCTAACCCAAACTTCGATGCGTTGCTCAGTACAACGCTCGCAAACTATCGTGCACAGTTGACTGACAACGTTTTCAGCGCACGCCCACTCACCTACCACCTGATGGACAAGGGTCGCATTCGTATGCTTAACGGCGGTACGAAGATTGTTGAACCACTCATCTACGGCAAGAACTCAACTGTGGCATCGTACTCAGGTTACGACACCATTTCGTTGACCGCACAAGATGGCATTTCGGCTGCTGAATACGAATGGAAGCAGTACGCTGCATCCATCGCAATCAGCGGTATCGAAGAGGCGAAGAACAACGGCGAACAGGAAATCATCAACCTGTTGGAAGCAAAAATCATGCAGGCTGAAGAGTCAATGCGTGAAGGCTTCAACCAGATGTTCTTCGGTGACGGAACCGGCAACAGCGGAAAGAACTGGAACGGTCTTGGAAACCTCGTTGAGGCTTCAGGAACCGTTGGCGGTATCAACCGTGCAACTGCAGGCAACGAGTACTGGCGTTCGTACGAGGAAAACACCGCAGGTGCTTTGACCCTCGCACAAATGGCAACGGCGTACAACAGCGTGTCTGTTGGTAACGACCACCCAGACATGGTTCTTACAACTCAGACTTTGTTTGAGAAGTACGAAGCATTGTTGCAACCACAACTCCGCTACACGGACACCAAGACTGCAGATGCTGGATTCCAGAACCTGTTGTTCAAGGCTGCTCCTGTAACCTACGATGTGCATGCTCCAGCAGGAACAATGTTCTTCCTGAACAGCAAGTACATCTCACTTGTAGGTCACTCAGGCAAGTGGTTCCAGCAGACAGAGTTCGTACGTCCAGAAAACTTGGATGCACGTTATGCTCTCATCATGTGCTACGGCAACTTGACCTGCCGTAACGCAGCAAAGCAAGGCAAACTTACCGCAAAGACTGCGTAACTAGCCGATAAATTGGGGGGTGTGGCGATTCTGGCCCACCCCCCTTTTATTTATATGTAACAAACTGGGGTAAAAGGGATGATGAAAAACTCTAAACCAGCCCACGCCCTATACGGTGAACCAATTACTGGTTATCGTTTAGCACCAACAGCGACAGCAAAGATTGCTGCACCTTCCGCACCGTATATCGGTCGCAATCGTTGTATAGCCAACGATGACACCTGTGAGGGTCCAAAGGCTAAAGGCACAGATTTCTGTGTAGGTCATTTGCGGTCTCAGGGTGCTGCTAAATGATTACCCTAAATGAGTTGCGTTCTCAGGTCAGAAATATGGCTGACCTTGATGAAACGGATTTGCCTGATTCGGTAATTGACCAGTTTGCCCGTGAGGGTTTCCAGCGCATTTACTCACTTGAGCGTAGGTGGCCGTATCTTCAGAAAAGTTTCACTATGACAACTATTTCTGGTACACGTTCTTACACAATTGAAAACATTGGCGACATACGTGAAGTTATTTCGGTTGTTGATACAAGCACATCTGGGAGTCGTATGACTTTGATTTCATACGACAATGCGGAAGAGATTTGGCTTGGCAATACTGATGTTCCTAGTCGTCCTTATTTCTTTTCTATTTGGGAAGATAAGATTCATTTTTGGCCAAAACCAGATGCCTCTTATCCAATCACAATTCGGGTTTATAGAAACCCAACTTATGATTGGCTGACTTCAGCCGATGAGGAAATTGATTTGGATGAATGGTTCCATGCTTTGCTTCCTTATTTTGTGCTTGCTCGTGTTTATCAGCGTCAGGAAGATGCAGAGTTGTCTGCAATGTATATGCGTTCATTTGAGGAGGGTGTTGGTCTTGCCCGTCGTGACTTGATGAAAGCATCAAGTGCACAACCTGTGATTATGTCTGCTGGTCGCAAGTATCCAACTATGCGTCGCTGGTTGCAGACGCTTGGTGGAACACTTGGACAATGAGCAACGTATCAGTTGAACGCTATGACGACTTTACTGGTGGTCTAAACCTTAGAGCAGACCAATTTCAGTTGGCTCGTAATGAGTCTCCAGATATGTTGAATGTCGAAATTGACCCTCGTGGTGGAATATTCACACGTGGTGCAATGCGTGAAATAAATACAACAGCAATTCCTTTTTTCTCTTCTTGGAATCCACAAAAACTGTATGGTTTTAGTGGGTCAACACCAAATCTTATGTTGACAACAAACAATCGTGTGTTCAAGTCAACTGGTGGCAACTTTACTGTGCTTGAATCTTCTGCTGGTGTTCCTGTCGTACCACAACAAGAACATGGTGCGTGTTTCGCCCAATGGGGAAACACCCTGTACATGTGTATGGGTACTGCTGGTAACGGTGGATTCAAATGGACTTCCAGTGCAACATATGCAACAGCATTGACCGCTTCTGGAACAAACCCGCATGATTGGCAGGCTTATGGTTCTCCAATTGGTGGGAAAATGCCTACTGCTCAACATTTGATTGTTCATGCAAACAAGATGTTTGCAGCATACACAAGTGAGGCTGGTGTAACTTATCCAAACCGTTTGCGTTGGTCGCATGAGGGTTTGCCTGAAGATTGGTTGCAGTCTGACTATATCGATTTTGAGGGTGGTGGTCTTGGTATTACCGGTTTGGCTGTTGTTGCTGGTCAACTACTTGTGTTCAAACCGAACTCTATTTATATTGTTTACGGTTATGAAACAGCAGATTTTCAGGTTGTTCAATTGTCTTCAACTCTTGGTTGTGGTTCTCATGATTGGATTGCAACATCTGAAAATGGTGTTTTCTTTTACTCTCATCCAAATGGTCTTTACTATTACAACGGTACAACCGTTGTAGATTTGTTTGAAAACATTAGACCAGTTTATCCATTGGGATACATTAATGATTCTGTAGCAAGCACAGGTATTTCTGTTTCTTATGTTAACCGTCGTGTGTGGGTGTCTTTACCGTATTCCAAGACGAGCAATGCAACACAGCCTACTATTTCTTTTATTTATGACCCAAGTATTTCTAATGGTAGTTGGATTGCCCATCAGACTGCTGATGGGTATGGACCAATTGGTGGCATTAATTTTACTCCAGGCACAGGAATAACTGGATATTACATGATTCATCCAACTTTGCCACGTGTATTAAAAGTTGATGTTTATGATGAAGAAAAAGATTTGATTAGTGGAACACAACAAAACTTTTCTTCTTACTACAGAACCGGTTGGGTTGATGGTCGTTCATATTCTCAAAAGAAAATGTTTCGTAGACCAGACATTGTTGTAAAGCAAGTTGATACTGAAAGAGTTGTAAACGTAAAGGTTTACCACAACTTTGAAGAGGCTTTGGGTAATGAAAGAAAAGATTTCAACCTTTCCTTAGCATCATCTGCTACTGGTATGAGATGGGGTTCTGGTCAATGGGATGTAGATAGTTGGGGTGTTGTTGCGCAAGGTGCACAAGTTTTGCGTGGTTCAAATCTTGGTTTGGCTCGTTCTGTGCAGTTGCTATTCACTGGTCCAGATGGTTTATCTTGGGGTATTGACAGCATTTCATATAAGTACAATACGAGGAAGGTGACAGGATGAAAGATGATTTGGCTCTTCCATCAATCACAACATTGAAGTCTGTTGATGCTACTGCTATTCGGAATATAGCAAATTATCTTGCTTCTGAAATTATGAAGTTGCGTAGTGAAGTTCAAATTTTGAAACAAGAAAATATTAGCAGAGAAAATATTAGGAAACAGTATACGAAAGGTGGTCGCTAATGGCTTACGACCCTAGTGCATTTGAAGCACGTAGACGTGGTTATTTAGAAAACTTTGCCGCCCAACAAGCAATGAGCGGTTATAAGAATATGTTGTCACAACAAAGAGGTCAACGTGACCTTTCGTTGTGGAAGTCTCAACAGGAAAAACAAACACCTAGATATGTTGCTGGTTTTGGTCGTCGTGGTGTTGCTGGTCCTTCTGTGAGGTCAGGTATTTTTGCTAATGCTATGCAGGAATACGCTAAGGAGCGTATTCGTCAACAGGCTGAACAGGAACGTGCGCTTCAAGAGCAGGGTTATGGTTATGACCTTGAGCAGAAGCAGGCTTTGGCTAGATATAACCAAAACCTTTTGGACCTTGAGGCTGAAAAAGCAAGACAGATTGAAGATGATGCAAGACAGTTACTAGCAATGAGGAGTGGATTCTAATGGGTGCAGATAGAGGTACAGGTCAATATGGTAGTAAAAAATCTACTGGTGTAAAAACTTGGAGTCCTACTGTTGTTGCTACAGCACCAACAAGCACAGTTCCTACTACTGGTGGCGCTGGTTGGGGTGGTAGTGCTGATTATTGGGAACGCATACAAGAGGATTTGATTACTGGTGCCGGTGCACCTTCTGCAAGTGAATCACGAAACACACCTACTTACGATGTTTCGCAATTTACTTTGGGGATTCCGGGTCTTGAGGGTTTAACCGCATCTCAGATTAGTTCTTTGTTCTCTGGTGGTTCTGGAAGCGGAACTTCTGCATCAGATAAGTTGGCTAGTGAGAAATTTGCTTTTGATAAAAACAAATGGAATCAAGAGTTTGCTAACACACTTGCTCAACAGGGTGTTCAAAAGGGTCAGTGGGAACAACAGCAAAAATCAGAAATTGATAGAATCAATTTTGAAAGAAAGAAGCAAGCAGATGCTTTGAACGCCATGTTGAATCGTTATTCAACTGGCGGTTACAGAGAAAATGCTGACAAGTTGCTTGAGTTGCTTACGCAACAGGAGTCAACTGGTCGTTCTGATATTCAAGATATTTATAACAAGGCAATTGGAAATATTGGTGCTGGATACAATGAGGCTGCACGTATTTCTGGTCTTGGTTACACGGGTCTTGAAGACTTTATTAACGCAAATCAAGTTAACCCTTACGCTGATTACAAAGCGCAAATTGGTCAAGTGTCAAACCCGCTTGAGGCTGTGCTTGGTGCTTACGGTGTGTCTTCGCCTGATGTTCAGGCTCAGGTTGCTGCAGAACAGTTTGCTGGTCAGCAGGGTGCTCAGGGCTTCCAGACACTTATTGACATACTTGGCAAGTCGCAACAGCAGTCCAATTTGTCTCGTTTGGCTGAAGCGAAGATGGCTCGCACTTTGGGCGAGGCTGGTCTTGCCGCTCAACGTGCTGGTTATCAGACACAGGCTGAGACGGCTCAGGCTTCCGCTTTGTCCAACCTGTTGAATCAGATTGCTAATAGCAGGTTTGGTGTTGAACAGAGTGTTGGTCAGAACGCTGATGCCCTTGCCAATCTGATTATGCAATATGGCGGTACACCTGGTCAGGATTATGTTTCCCCACAATATTTTGGATACCCATATGGGGGTCAAGTTGGTGACGGTGGTGTGAAACCAGAGGAGATTACCCCAATTGACTTGGAGAATCTGGACTTTAGTGGCATTGGGAACATTTTCTAGTTCCAAGTAACGAAAGAGGTATT